GGAGCCAATGCCCAAGCGAACAAGCGACCCGACCTACCTTGCCAACCGCAAACGACTACTGGCCGACAACCCCCAATGCCACTGGTGCGGACAACCCGCCACCGAAGCCGACCACCTCATCGAACACGACCGAGGCGGAACAGACGACCTCGACAACATGGTGCCAGCCTGCAAAACATGCAACGCACGCCGAGGCAACCGCTACAAACAAGCGAAAGACGCAGCCCGACTCGCCTCGAGAACACTCGCGACCGGCCCAGCACTTTTTTCGTCCGACCGACTGCCCCCGACCCCATCCTTCTCCGTATCCGCTGGGGATCAGCGGGAACTGGCGGGAACCGGCGGGAACCAGCCAGGGCAAAAGGTGATTGGTCGTGATCGACCGCGATTGGAGACGGCCGGTGTTGGGGGGAAAACGTGGGGCATTGAGGTCGCACGCTGGGCTAATGCACACATGGGTGTCGAGTTGATGGGCTGGCAGGTGCACGCCCTCGAGGGCATGCTCATGTTGGACGAAGCCGGCGAACTGCATTTCCGTGAGGCGTTGGTGTCGACGGCCCGTCAGAACGGAAAGTCGGTTCTGCTCCAAGCGGTGCTCGGCTGGTTCTTGACTGATGGTGCCCGGTATCGCGGCCGCCCCCAGTCTGTGCTGTCTGTCGCTAACCGGTTGGATCGGGCGGAGGCCATCCACACCGCTTTGGCCCCCATCCTTGAGGCCCAGTATGGGGCGAAGGTCACCAACGCTGTCGGCCGTAAAGCCGTCCTAATGTCCGATGGCTCCAAATGGGAAATCCGTGCCGCGACCCCGAACTTGCACGGTGGATCGTATGACCTGATCGTGGTTGACGAACTGTTCGACATCGGCTCCAACTGCATCGACGACGCACTACGGCCGTCCATGATCGCCCGACCCAACCCGCTGTTGGCGTGCTTCTCCACAGCCGGTGACGAAGGTTCCGCCGTCATGATTCAGATGCGGGAGATGGCGGTGGCCGAGATTGACGCTGGCGTGTGCGGCGACACCTACTTTGCCGAGTGGTCGATGCCACCGGGCGTGAACCCTGCGGACGAGCAGTGGTGGGGGTGGGCCAACCCAGCGTTGGGTACTACCGTCACCGTAAAAGCACTTCGGGCCGCGTCCAAGAAGGAGTCGTTTATGCGTGCCCACCTGAACATGTGGGTGTCGGCCCGTGGAGCATGGTTGGATGCTGGCCAGTGGGCTGATCTGCAAACCGAGGAGCCGATGCCGGCCGGAGGAATTTTGGCGGTGGACTCGAGCGTTGACGAAGCCCGGTATGTGGGTGTCCGGTCGGTGGTGGCGGACAACAAAGCACACGTCACCGTGGAATTTGTCGCCAATTCGGAGGATCAGATGTGGGCCGAGATTGAGCGGGTCATGGCGGACTCCACGGTGCAGTTAGCCCTGACACCGACTTTGGAGATCCACTGCCCACCGAACTTGACACGCCGCACCACCATTGTCGGCTACGGCGAACTACTCAAATTCTCCAGCCTTGTTCGGTCGATGCTGGTGGAGGGCAAGGTGACGCAACGCGGTCAACGCACCCTTACCGAGCACGTCTGCCGTGCCGTGTTGACGAAGACGGCACAGGGCACCGTGCTGTCGTCGCAGAAGTCGCCGGGCCCGATCGAGTTGGCACGGTGCATGGTGTGGGCTATCGCCCTGTGCTCGAGGCCCGCAATTCGTACGAAACCCATACTTGCCATAGCCCCATAGCACTAACGTGGGGACTGGCGACCGTCCCGTGTCGGGCGGGGCGGCCGCCACCTATCGCGAGGTAACCCATGGGAATCTTCAATCGAGGCGTGAACAAAGCGGCCGTTAGTCCGGCCCCCGAACCTGCCGTCAAAGCGGCGGCCGCAGTCGGCTCCGGCTCGTTCTCCGGGTACGGCACATACGGCGGATACACCAGCCAACAGCAGGGCATCAACTTCGTTGGTGCGTACTACACCTACTACGAGGGCGAGGCCCGTAACCGTGCCATGTCGGTGCCCACGATCAGCCGTGCCCGTGACCTGCTGGCGTCGGTGATCGGCTCCACCCAGTTGTGCATGTACATGGAACGGTGGAACGAAACCGAAGGCGAGATGGAGCAGGTCGATCTGGCCCCGCGATCTTGGCTCCGCCAACCCGACCCGTCCGTGCCGTACAGCACCCTCATGTCGTGGACGTTGGACGACCTGTTCTTCTTCGGCCGTGCGTTCTGGTACATCACATCCCGCACCGCAGACGGCTTCCCGGCATCGTTCACCCGCCTCCCCGCTGGCACCGTCACCACACAAGACCAATCGGGCCCAGTCTGGTTCGCCCCATCAAGCGAGGTCTACTTTCAAGGTGGCATGATCCCGCCTGAGGATCTGGTGCAGTTCATCAGCCCGGTGCAAGGCATCATCTACATGTCCGAGCAGGCCGTAGCCACCGCCCTCCGCTTGGAGGAATCCCGCTACCGCAACGCCCAATCCGCCATGCCGTCCGGCGTACTGAAGCAGACCGGTGGTGAGCCGTTGTCCGCACAAGAACTGGCCGACCTTGCGGCCGCGTTCAACAGTGCACGCATGTCCAACCAAACCGCTGCACTCAACGAGTTTTTGGACTACACCGAAACCAAAGCGTTGCCGGACAACATGCTCATGGTCGAGTCCGCAGAATTCCAAGCCAAAGAACTGTGCCGCCTCACGAACATCCCGTTCTACTTGGCCGGTGTCAACATCGGGTCATACCAGTACACCACCAGCCGTGGAGCCCGAGAAGACCTGTACCTGTTCGGTGCCCGCCAGTATCTCGACTGCGTGTCGCAAACCTTGAGCATGAACAACGTGCTACCGCGAGGCACCTACGTCAAATTCGACATCGACGACTACCTCGAAGGTGTCATGGAAGACGCCATGGAAGACATGCCCGAAACAACACAAACGCCCGACACCGAACCCTTGGAGAACTGATGCACATCCAACTATCAGCAGGCTTCGCACTCGACGTCCAAGCCGAAGCAGGCGAAACATCCGGCCGACGCGAAATCTCCGGACTCGCCGCTCCCTATCAAGTGTCTGCGACTGTGAGTGGTGGGGCGTCGGTGATGTTCGCCCCGGGCTCACTGCCGGTCGACGGCAAAGCCCCCAAACTGTTCATGTACCACGACGCCTCCCAGCCAGTCGGACTGGTCACAGAACGCATGGAAGCACCAGACGGATCGGGCATGCTTTTCACCGCCAAGATCGCCGCCACCGTGGCCGGTGACGAAGCCCTGCAACTGGCCAAGGAAGGCGTGCTCGACAGCGTGTCCGTGGGCGTCGACGTGATCGACTCGTACCAGATGGAGGACGGCACCACAGTCATCACCTCGGCCGAGTGGCGAGAATTGTCACTTGTCCCCATCCCGGCATTTGCCAGTGCTACCATCACCGATGTGGCCGCCTCGGCGGACACGACTCCCGACACAGAAACCCAGCAAATCCTGAACGAGGAGAACGAAGTGTCCGAAGTCGAAGCCGCCGCCCCCGAAGCCGCACCCACCGCCCCCGCCATTTTCGCCCAGCCGCGTAAGGCTCCCCGCCTGCCTTCGGCCGGTGAGTGGATGGCCGCCTACCACATCGGAGGCGAGACCTTCGCCAAGGTGAACGGTCAGGTGGCCGAGTGGAAGAAGGAGAACCAGTCGACCTTCGAGGCCGCCGCTTGTGACGTCGCCACAACCAACACGCCCGGTCTGTTGCCGGTGCCGGTGTTGGGCCCGTTGGTGCAGGACATCAACTTCGTGCGTCCGGTCGTCCAGCGTCTCGGAGCCCGTGCCTACCCGGACGGCGGAGCCCAGAAGACCTTCGTGCGTCCGACCATCACCACGCACACCAGCGTCGGTGCACAGTCGGCCGAATTCGACGCGGTGTCCGCCACCACCATGGTGATCGCATCCAACACCGTCACGAAGACCACCCTCGCCGGACAGGTCACCTTGTCGGTGCAGGACATGGACTTCACCTCGCCGGCCGCCATGCAGTTGATCCTCAACGATCTGATGGGCGAGTACATGTTGGCGAGCGATAACCTCGCGGCCGACAACTTGCTCGCCGCCGCCACCTCAAGCGGCGTGTGGGACGGCACGACCACCGACCTGATGAAATCGCTGTACGACGCAGCCGTGGACGTGTCGAGCAACCGCAACTTCTTCCCGGACACGCTTTTCTGCAGCGTCGACGTGTGGGGCCAGATGGGACAACTCGTGGACGGCTCAAACCGTCCGGTGTTCCCCTATGTCGGTGCACCCGGTCTGCAGGGATTCAACGCCCTCGGCGGCGGCAACGCCACCACATGGGTCGGCTCCAACCCGCTCGGACTCGAGATCGTCGTGGACAGCAACTTCGCTGCCAAGACCATGATCATCACGAACAGCCAGAAGGCCTTCGAGTTCTACGAGCAGGTTCGCGGACTCACCAGCGTCGAAGTGCCCAGCACCCTCGGCCGCACCTTCTCGTTCCACGGCTACGTCAGCACCTTCGCTGCCGTGCCCGGCATGATCCGCAAGATCACGCAGGCCTGATCGGAGGGGCCGCCACATGGCGACCTACACAGTCCAATACGGAGTCATAGTCCCCGGCTACGTCACCGCCACCACCCTCACCCCCAACGAGATCGTGGTGGGCGGATCGGTGACAGTGGCCGGTGTGGGAGCGGCGTACAACGGCACGCACACGGTGTACGCCCTCCCGCAGTATTTGCCGGTCAACGTTGGTAGCGACGGCATCATCGAGTACGACACTTCGTACCCGTTGGCCAACGCAGTCATGTGGGCATCCAACCAGACGCCCGAGGACATCAACGCCATCACCGGCACGATCGCCTACAGCCCAACATGCACTTGGATCACCGGCACCAACATCCAAGACTGGCTGGGCATCACGCTCGCTGGCGGAGCCGAGACAGCGTTTCTGACGCAGTGTGCGGCCGCCGCTAATGCGTTCTGCTATCGCCGCCGTCAGGAGTCCGGGTACATCGACGCACTGGGCACCAGCCCGTCCGGCGACGTCACCTTGGGCACGATCATGTATGGCGGAGCCCTGTACCGTCAGCGTGGAGCAATCGACCAATTCGCGTCGTTCTCCGAGATGGGCCAAGCCCCCACGGTCGGCCTGTCACCGCTCATCAAGCAACTGTTAGGCATCAGCCGTCCGCAGGTCGCATGAGATGGCCTACACCGACCTATTCAACGAGGCCATCGACGACTTGTCAGCAACGCTGGCAACGATCAGCGGACTGCGTGTCGTCACCGATCCCGCCAAGATCAACCCACCCTGCGTGTTCTTGGATGCACCGTCGTGGGAATCGTGGAACGGCAACATCGTAAAGATGACCTTTCAAGCCCGAGTGTTCTCGCTGGGCCCGTCCAACCTTGACGCACTCCGCGACATCCTCGCTATCTGTGCCAAGTTGCTCGCCAAGAATGTGGCGGTGATGGACGGCCGCCCGGTATCGATCCAAATCGGTGGCCAAGAATTCCCCGCCTACGACCTCACAATTCCCCTACAAGCACAGGCAGGTTGACAATGCCCTATCGCATCACATCCACCCGTATCGGCGAACTGGGAGCCATCTACGAGCCCACCGAGGGCGTCAACGTGGAAGCGTTGATCGCCGGAGGATTCATCGAAGCCACGCACACTGGCACCGGCAAATCTGCTAAAAATAAGAACACGGCTCCCGACGCTGGCAACCATCCCAAGGAGTAAACATGCCCACGTCGTCTTACCTTTCCAACCCAGTCGTGACCATCAACGCGGTCGACTTGTCCGATCAGTGCACCTCGGCCAGCCTTAGCCAAGCGTTTGATCAGTTGGAGAACACGGCGTTTGGTGACACGGCTCGCAAGTACACGGCCGGACTTCAGACCAACAGCCTCACGCTCGAGTTGTACTGGTCGACCGCCGCCACCGAAACGTACGCCAGCCTCAAGTCGTTGGTGGGCACCAGCACCACCGTGACCATCAAGGGATCGTCGGCTGCCACGTCGGCCACCAACCCGCTCGGCACCCTCACCGGAGCCTTCTTGGCCGAACTGCCTGTCGCCTACACCATGGGCGAATTGGCCACCGTGTCCATCACCTTCAACGGTGGCACATGGGCGTGGACTGAAGCCTGATCTAAACCCAACCTGAAAGGCCCGACATGAAACTTCATCTGAAGGTTGACATTGGTGATGGCCCGTTTGTGGTCACCACCAACCTGCAGACCGTGATCGCATGGGAACGCAAGTACCGCAAGAAAGCCGGCGACCTCGCGTCCGGCATCGGCATGGAAGACCTTGCGTTTATGGCGTGGGAATGTTGCAAGCGTGACAAGGTCGTAGTGCCCGTCGAATTCGACTCGTTCATCAGCCGTCTGGTGGAACTCGAGGTGGTGTCGGAGGAAGCGGTAGGCCCTTTCTCCCCGGCACCTACCGACGCTCATTAGCAGAGTTGCTAATCAGCACCGGCTGGTGGCCGCCTGATGTACCATTTGACTTCGAGGACGTGGCGACCGTGGCCGCCATCATCAAGGAGCAGAAGCGATGACAGGGCCGACCATGGAAGTGAAGGGTGTCAAGGAAGCCTTGGCAATCCTGAACGCTATGGACAAGAAAACCCGTCGTCAGATCACCCGCGACTTTGCCGAGATCGCGAAGCCGATGGTCATGGAGGCCAAGCGTCTGTTGCCCGGCGACGCACCCATGTCCGGCTGGGAACGTGCCTACAACGTGGGTGGCCGCCAAAAGGCGTTGGCCCGTAAAGCCGTCGCCACCGGCCGTGTCCGTGAAGCCGTGACCACAGCCAACGACGAGGCCACCAGCCTGCTTCCGTGGAGCACCAGCAAAGAAACCCGCACCATCAAAGCGTTCACTTCGGGCTCTAAAAAGAAGGCGGCCGTGTTCGGCATGAAATGGAACAGCCGTACCGCCACCCTGTTCGACATGGCAGGCAAATCCAACACGCCGCAAGGTGCCCAGATGATCAACGTGCTGTCGTCCCGCTATGGCAACCCGTCCCGCACCATGTGGAAGGCCTACGAACTGTCCTCGAGGGACGTGCAAGAACAGATGAGAAAACTGGTCGAAAAGATCATGAACGAGTCGTCCTACGCCCTCCAATACCGGGCTGGTAAGACGACCGTGGCAAAGATCGTGAAGGTGATCTGATGGCCGTATCAATCCCCATCGTTAGCGAATTCATCAACACCGGCATAAAGCAGGCCGAGCGTGCATTCGTCGACATCCGCAAGCAGGTCGCCCAAGCCGAGGGCACCATGGGCAAATTTAAGGCGGCCGGTAAAGGCGTGTTCGATGCCGTGGGTGCCAACGCCGCATCGTTCGCAGCCGCCGCTGGCGGAGCCCTCGTCACCTTCGCCGCCCAAGGCGTGACCGCGTTCCAAAACCTTGCCTTGTCGGCCGACAAATTCGCTGGGGCCACCGGACTTGCCGTCGAAGAAGCGTCACGCCTTATGGAAGTCGCCGGGGATCTTGGCATTGAGGCGGGCACCGTAGAAACCGCCATTGGCAAGATGAACCAAAACCTTGGCAAGTCACCCGACTTGTTTGAGGAACTGGGCGTGCAGGTCGAATACGCCAAGGATGGCACCGTTGACGCGAACGAGACGTTCCTCAACGTCATCGACCGCCTGAACAAAATCAAGGATCCCGCCGAGAAGGCCCGTGTGGCCACCCAACTGTTGGGTAAGGGCTGGCGGGACATGTCCAACCTGATCGCCCTCGGCTCGGACGACCTTCGCAAGTCGCTGGCTTCCGTGTCGGACGCCAAGACGATCAGTCCGCAGGAGGCCGAAAAGGCTCGCAAATTCCGCGACAACATGGACAACCTCAAAGACACCATTGAGGATCTGTCGTTGCAGATCGGTGAAAAACTGGTGCCAGCCATTGCCGAGGTTGTGGGCCAGATCGACAAACTAAAGATCGTTCCGGCCGGTGGCGGACTGTTTGACACCTACTTTGGCAAGACACCCACCGACAAAGCCGTGGGCAACGTCCGCTTCGTGCAAAGCGTCCTGTCGGCCTTCGGCGTCGAGTTTGACAAACAGCAAGACAAAGAACCGTTGATCACGGAAGAACAGATCAACAACATGCAGATGGCGGCCGGTGAACTTGACCGGGTAAATCAGGCCATCCTGAATCAAAGCAAGTACGCCCGACTGAAGCCGTTTAAGGAACTGTCAATTGGGGCCGAGCAACTGGCGACCGAATTGGACAACATCAATGAGGCGTGGGACAGGCTGGTAGGCAACCTGAACATCACCGTGGAATTTGACCGGGCACAGCAGGAATTGGTCGCCCTTGAGGAAGCCGCCGCCAAAGCCTTCGCCACCGGAGCCGGATCCGACATCGCCGCCTACAACGAAGCGGCCGCCCAATTCGTCGGCACGTTGGCCGCCATCTCGGAGGGGCTGGGCAAGGTCGCCAGCCGCGAAATCAAAATCCGCTTTGAGGCCCAAGGTGGAGCAGCCGCACTTGCGTTGGCCGCCTGGTATCAGTCCGGTGGGGAACTTCGTGGCCTGAACGCCAGCCAACTCATCGGTGCGTCCGGCTTCTCGTTTGGGATCCCCGCTCGAGCGATGGGCGGGCCCGTCTCGGCCGGTGGCACTTACCTTGTGGGCGAGCAGGGGCCAGAACTGTTGACCCTCGGAGCCCGTGGCGGGTACGTCACCCCCAACCACGCTTTAGGTGGTGGATCAATCAATGTCACGGTGAACGGTGCCGACCCCAACGAAGTTGTGCGTGCCCTCCAAGCCTACGTCCGCCAATCCGGCCCTGTGCCCGTGAACACCCGGACGATGTGACATGGCCAAGGCCCAATGGACGATCACGCACAACACCACGGACATCACGTCTCGGGTGCTGTCGTTCCAATTGGATCAGGGACGCAACCAATACATCGACCAGTACCCCGGCGGCCGCGTCCGGATCACCATAAACAACTCGGCTAACTACGCGGTTGGAATTGAGTACGGCTCACAAATCAAGGTTGAAACCAACCCGGCAGGCGTTCAATTCTTCACCATCTATTGGGTGGAGTCGGTGACGTACAGCGACTATCCCGGCAACACCGGCCTGAACACCGCCACCATCATCTGTGCCGATTGGATCGCTCGAGCAGGACGTGTCTACGCGAACGCACTTGTGCTTTCAGCGATGGATACAACGCTTCAGATGAAGCAGTTTGAGGCGAGCAACCTTGGCCCGCTCCCAGCCGACATGCTTATTTTAGGCGGTAGCGGTAGTTCCACAGCGGCCGCCACCACCTACACCGGCACAGCCGCCAACTACCTCAATTTGCTTCAGACCACAGAACGCGGATACCTCGTTCTGCGAGGCACGTACCTTTACATGGTCGGGCGAGGCCAAGTGAACACGTTTACCCCATCGTTCACCCTCGGCCGTAGCCCATCTAACACCGTCATGGCGTATCAGGAGTTTTTGCGGATTGAGGCCGGAGCCCAATACATCAACACGGCCACCATTGAGCCCGAACCGTTGGCCGACCAAACGGCCGTCAACACCACGTCAAGGACGACATACGGCCCTGCGTTCTACTCGTCCGCCACAGTCGACAACACCACCACCCAAGCCCTCGGAAACGCCCAATGGATCGTCAACACCTTTGGCGACCCCAACGTGCTCCGGTTTGATGTGACGATCACCGACACCATGCAAACCACCACCGGCTGGAACTCGTTCATGCAGACGGTGTGGGGTTCTGACAACCGCGTGGTGAACATTGATTACACGGTGCCCGGAGGATCTTCCGTGACCGTTCCGGCCGTCATTGAGGGGGCGAACTTCCGAGTGACACCGAATCAGACGGTGCTCAACATGTCGTTGTCTCCGTTGACCTTCTACCAGTTTTTCACGCTCAACTCATCGACGCTGGGTATTCTGAACACCAGCAGACTTGGATGGTGAAGTAATGCCCATAAACCCAAACACCGACTTCAGTAGCGGAGCGATCCTCACTGCAGACCAACAAAACCGCTTCCCTCGTGGAATCGTGGCGTACGGCCAGAACATCGTGACGGACGCAAGCATTACTGCCGAAGAAGTAACGATCACGAGTTCATCGTTTACCGCGGTCGCAAACCGGTACTACCGAATCCACTACTACGAACCGCAAGTCACCACCGCGTCAGCATCCGGTTCATTCTTTCTTGGCCGCATCCGTCGCACAAACCTCGCAGGAACGCAACTTCAGCAAGGCATCCTTCAGGTTGGCGAACTGAACTTCATGTTCCATCTCGTTTGGGTCGGAACCTTGACCGCAGGCAGTACCACAATCGTCGCCACCGGGGCCGCAGGATCTGGGACATGGTCAGCATCCCGAGGAGCCACCTTCCCTGCACAACTGTTTGTCGAAGACCTTGGGCCCGCCTGATGAAAAGCCTCGCCGTGCTCGCCTTGCTGTTCGGCTTCCTGTCCATCTGGCTTGTCACCGGATGCAACGACCGCACCCGCGAAAACTGCCAAACCCAGCCGACCGCCCCACGATGCGAGGTCACCCCATGAAGCGATACACCAACAGCGAGATAAAGGCCCGACTCATCCTTGCCATTGGGATCTGTCTCGGCCTCACCTTTATGATGAGCGTCGGTGCCCTGCTCTACGGCCTGCTGTTTGTCGTCCAGCCCCTCGAGGTGTCTCCCAACGACGAATCCGCGTGGGCCACCCTGAACCCGCTTGTGCTGTTCATGACCGGAGCCTTGTCCGGCGTACTCGCATCCAACGGCCTTAAAGACAAAGACAAACAGGAAGACCACCAATGATCGCCAGCACCATCACCGTCACCACCAGCCCTACCGTGCTCGTGGCCGCCACCGCCAACGCCACCCGCACCATCTACATTGAGCCCGTAGGCGGCGACATTCACGTGGGCGGGTCGGCCGTCACCACCACCACCGGACTGGTCACAAAGAAAGACCAAATCTCCACCTACCTGCTCCCGCCGAAGAACGCCCTGTACGGCATCACCAACACCGGCACGGTAACCATCCGCATCCTGCAACCCGAAGGTGACTTCTGATGACCGAAGCCACCCGCTTCAAGTCGTGGCAAAAGGCTGGTGCACCGGCCGCCCCGCACAACGTCAAATCCCCCAACCTCGTGCAACTGGTCGCCTACGCTCGCCGCACATGGGGACTGGTGAACCTCGGCATTTACAACCATCGCCCCATCCGAGGCGGCACCGCATGGTCATCGCACGCTTTCGGGGCAGCCGCCGACCTCGGGTACACCGACCGGCACGCCCTCGACAACACCGTGTTGCCGTTCTTGATCGTGCACAGCCAAGAACTGGGCATCCAACGCATCCACGACTACCAACGCAAACGTTATTGGGAGGCTGGCAAAGGGTGGGTGAACAAATCGCCCGGGGAAGGCTTTGCATGGATACATGTGGAAACCCATGTGGACGACTGGGAAAATGACACGCCCATTGAAGCCCGTCTGTCCACAGCCACACCGATGCCACCGGCTCGCCCGTATCCGGGCAAACCGGTCAAGCGTGGTGCAACAAACAATCGTGAGGACGTGAAAGCCATTCAACATGTGGTTGGTGTCATCATGGACGGCAAGTTTGGTGTGGTCACCGAAGCGTCCGTGCGTAACTGGCAGACGCTCCACGACCTCAAGGCGGACGGTGTGGTAGGCCCGATCACATGGGCCCGCATGTTCGGATGACGTGACAAACCGGCCTCGAGTCGGTAAACATTCCCCGACCTCGGACACCCGACGTAGGAGGAACCATGAAACCCAAGAACCTGTTAGTGCTATTTGTCGGCCTGCTTGTCAGCCTGACAGTCGCCGGCCTGATCGTCTCGCGGATCGTGAGCCCACCGGCCCCGCAAACCAGCCCGGCAGTGGTCACGCCGCCACCGGCCCCCACCATCGTGATCGCCCCCGTCCCTTCGGCTCCGGCGACCACCACCAGCACCACGTCAGAAGCCCCTAAAACGGCCCATGACGCCCTCCAAGCCGATCTGGGCACACTGATGGCACCGGACACACCCTGCCAAATCTGGGCTCCGCTCGTGCTCGAAGTCGGCTGGCCGGAGGAAGAACTGGTGAACGTGCTGGAGGAGATGTGGCAGGAGTCCCGATGCCTGAACATCATCCCGGGCGACGACCGGTGGAACGGCCACGACCACGGGCCCATGCAAATCAACCAAGTGTGGAAGGAAGAAGTCACGCACCTGTTCGGCTCATGGGAGGCGATCAACGACCCCACCGTGAACCTCGCCATGGCCCTCGAGATTTGGCGATGGCACGACCATCACCGTGGCTGTGGATGGGAGCCGTGGAGCCGCCCGTGCTAAACGTCGACCGCCCCGACTGGATGACCAAAGGTGCCTGCGTAGGTGAACCGGCAGACCTGTTCTTTCCGGGCCCCGGCAGGGACGGTGCCGTCAAGACGAAGAAGGCCAAGCAGATTTGCCGGGAATGCCCGGTGGTCAACGACTGCATCATGTACGCCATGACCTTCGCCCCACGCTCCCTCATCGGGATTTGGGGTGGCACCACTGAACGCGAACGCACCCGCATACACAAATCCACCACAGGTCTTGTGTACAGTGGCCGCACAACCCGACGATAGGAGTACCGATGCCCGACAACATCGACCCGCTTGCCCATGTGATCCGTGAAGCCACGGCCGCCATGGAGGAAGCCACCCACAGCATCCAAGCGATGGTGGCCGAGATTGAGCGTCTGCGTGAAGATCGTGCCCAACTGCGGCGTGCCCTCCACGAGACCGCCTACTGCCTCAACAGCCTTGAGGTGTTGCCGTCCGCCATGACGAAGACCACGGCCGACACAATCGTGCAACTGAACCTTGGAGGCTTCAATGATTGACCGGAACGTGCTCGAGAAGCCTCGGGCCGGTGCCTGTTGCCGTTGTGGTGCACCGCTCGCCGGTGACGAAATCTTCCACTGGTCGCCCGGCTCATGGAGCGTCTGGTGCTTCAAGTGCTACAAAGCCGAACACTTCCACAACCTCGTGAGAATCCAACAGCGTGCGGAGGAACGACGTGGGATTTGATCTGTCAACGTACGCCACCGTAGAGGAGCGTCTGGCCCTGTTCTGGGCCGCGAACCCTGACGGCCGGATCTACACCGAACTTGTCCGCATGGACGACCACGCATGTCTGTTCCGTGCCGAGGTGTACCGCCATCGGGACGACCAGCACCCCACCGCCACCGGCTTCGCCTACGAGGAGAAGTCCGACCGGGGCGTCAACGCCACGTCATGGGTAGAAAATTGCGAGACCTCGGCCGCAGGAAGGTGCCTTGCGAACTGGGTGTATCAGGCTGGCAAACGTCCCTCGAGGGAGGAAATGGGCAAGGTGGAACGCATGGGTGGAACCCCAGCCCCGTCCGGTGACGGCCCGTCTGACGCACAGATCAAACTGCTCCGCTCGTTGAGGTACGAAGGTGACCCTCGAGCACTGTCGAAGCGGGAAGCGTCAGCCGAGATCGACCGGCTAAAAACGGAGCACCCGTTCTAATGGCCATTACCCGACTATCACCCGAGGAACTGAACATGGCGGCCACCGTAGGCGTGCGTCGACGCATCGAGTCAATCGGCCGCTATCAGGACACCACAGACCGTCCGGGCCGTACCGGCTGGGAGGACGACATACAAGGAGCAATCGCGGAATACGCCTGCTCCAAATACCTGCGTTTGCCGTGGACCGGCGTCAAAGCCCACCGCGACGACCTGCCCGGCATCGACGTCAAATCAACCCGTGTACCGGACAGCCCGTTACGCCTGATCGACGGCTACAAACAGATTTTCGTGCACGCCTACGTCAACCACGACGAAGTGACTTTGCACGGCTGGGCCCGTGTTGAGGACGCACTCACCGCCAACGCCCCGTTCTTCATTGACCGCAAAAAACGGCGTGTCTACGAACTACCGATCATCGAACTAATGCCGATGACCGACCTTCGGGATTGGTCCGCAAAGAATCATCGTCATGACTGAATCAGACTTCCAATCTGCCGTCATTGAGGTGGCCCGTTTGCGTGGCTGGCTGGTCATGCACCAACGGCCTGCACAGATCCGCCCCGGACGTTGGGCTACCGCGATCCAAGGCGACGCCGGTTTCCCTGATCTGGTGTTGGCCCGACCTCGAGCAGGCGAACTGGTCTTTGCCGAACTGAAGCGTGAGAAGGGCCGTGTGTCCGTCATGCAAAAAGTGTGGCTTCGCACTCTTGCAGCGACCGGTGTCGAGGCGTACCTGTGGTACCCGTCCGACATGCCCGAAATCATCAACCGACTATCAAGGAGCATCCCATGAACCATGCCTGGCAACAACCCATCCGACCGCTCGAAGTGTTGATCCCCAACACCAACCTTTGGGCCACCGTCCTGTTCATCAAGCCGCGAACCGATCGAGGCTGGGAAGTCACCACACTGTCAGGCAACGTGTGGAGCGACCTCGAGGCCGAACTGCGACAGGCCGAGTGATGGGTGCCAAAGGGTCAGGCCGCCAACCAAGCCCATGCGGAACCCAAGCCAAATACCAATGGCACAGAAAACGGGGCGAAGATTGCCAATCTTGCCGTGACGCACATGCGGCTCATTACAGGGCACGAACAGGCAGTCAAAAGCGTGTTTTGCGACTCGAAACGGCTAAACAACGTAAGCAACGGCATAACGATCTAATGCTCAAGATCAAGTTGGAAAAGGGTAGATGCCATGATTGTTGGATTAAATGCACTGTAGATAACTGGTTTATCTTCGATTGGGATCATCGAGTCCCAGCAGACAAGGCCTTCACAATCAGCCAACGCAAACATGATGTGTCCACCGACCGTCTACTGGCGGAAATCGCCAAATGTGACTTGGTGTGTGCTAACTGCCATCGACACCGCACCTTTGGACAACTGAAGCGGGGCGACCTCTCGCCCTATAACCACATGCCGACCACCGTCCCAACCCTGTTTGACTTGCTATAGTCCGCGATCTACAACCGAGTACGTCAACCCGCAACAGAGGCGGGTACCAGCCCTAACCGGACACTGCACCCGGCCATGGGAATACACGGGAACGTGGGTGTGCCCTCATGCGTCGACGTGAGGGAGCAGCGTTCCCAAACGTCAAATGGCCAACGGAGTCCGCCCTAATCAATCCGGCTGCCGAGGTTAGTTACCTGAAGTGTGGGGGGCACAACACCACACACGTTCGCAGGTATGGTTGAGGACGCGAGGGGTGCCCTTCCCCGAAGCGTCGACCCAACGAGCGAAGCGAGGCGGGAGCCAATGCCCAAGCGAACAAGCGACCCGACCTACCTTGCCAACCGCAAACGACTACTGGCCGACAACCCCCAATGCCACTGGTGCGGACAACCCGCCACCGAAGCCGACCACCTCATCGA